AGATGAGTCTATTCACGTTATTTTAGGTAGAGAATATTTTGGTAAAGAGGAATTAACTCCAGAAGAATACCAGGAGTCTAAAAAAATAACCTTTAGACAGCTTTATAACGGAATTGAAGAAGAATATAGGAAGATTGAGTTATTTAATGAAATTGGTGAGTTTGTAAAAGCTATGTGGGAGGAGTTTAAGCGTCAAAAAACACTTTTACTTCCTAACGGAAGAAAAATTAAAGGTAAAGACTTCACACCTCAAAAGCTTTTCAACTACTACGTCCAGTGTCTCGAGACTGTAAATAATGTAAAAAAACTGACCGATTTGCGAGAGTTGTTCAAAGGCAAAAAGAGTAGGGTGATCTTAGTGGTTTACGATTCAATACTCATTGACTACTCAACAGAAGACGGTAAAGGATTTCTCAAGCAAATTAAAGATGTACTAGAGAAAGACGGATATAGAGTTAAGGCACAAAAAGGAGATAACTACAACTTTCAGAAAGAATTATAGATATTTATTATGGAATACATTGAATTAACGCAAGATCAATTGAAGAATAAGCTGTTTTGTACATTCTCACCCAAGGACAAGCTAGAAGATACTCTAGATACCATTCAGAGTGAATACTCTATAATGTATAAGAAGATCTTTGTTCTTGAATCAGCCGATTCAGAAGAGCTATTATGTACCTATAATATTGAAATTGAAGGACCGACTACAAAAGTACTTACAAATACAATCTTACTACATAGAAAGAAAGAGACCAATACTCTATATACTATCAACAGTCTCAATCTACTGATCAAGTCGTTGAACGAGGGTGTTCTCGATACAAGTTTCCGGATTAATTGGCCCGATTATAGAAACACCGTTCTCTTATCTCAAGGCGAGGAGCTCAAGAAGCTTTCCACAAAAATTCACAGAATAGTCAATCTTTAGTTGGTTATCTGAGAATTACTACTTACATTCTTTTATTAACGTAATTTTTAATTTTAAAACTATAAGTTATGGGTATGGATTTAGGCGCAATCAAGTCTAAACTTAATGCCTTGCAAAATCAGAAGCAAGGCGGTCAAAAGAGAGATATTTCTCTCATTCTCTGGAAACCTACTGTAGGAAAGCATTCAGTACGAATTGTACCTGCGGTATGGGATAAGTCAAATCCTTTTAAGGAAGTATTTGTTCACTACGGTATCGGAAACCGTACAATGATCTCTCTTCAGAATTTCGGAGAGAAAGATCCAATCGTTGAGTTTGCCAAGCAGCTTGCTTCTAGCGGCGACAAGGAGAACTGGATGATGTCTCGTAAACTGGAACCAAAAATGCGAGTATTCACACCCGTAGTTATACGCGGGGAAGAAGAGAAGGGTGTTCGTTTGTGGGAATTCGGTAAGCAAATTTATGCCGAACTGTTAAGTCTTGCTGACGATCCGGATGTAGGAGATTATACAGACGTTATTCAAGGCCGTGATATTACTATTGAAACTACCGGACCTGAGACTAATGGTACCTCTTTTAACCAATCTAAGGTACGTGTTCGTACAAAAACTACACCATTGTCTGAAGATGCTAAAGAGGTTGAGAAATGGTTGAATAACCAACCTGACGTATTTTCTATTTTCAAGAAATACTCTTACGAAGAGATGAAAGAGTCTTTGCTCGGTTGGTTGAATCCTGAAGAGACTACAGACGAGGCAACACCTGCTGCTGCTCCTAAGCAAGAAGCTGCACCTGCTGCAAAACCCGCCTCTCTTTCACTAAACACTCCCAAGGCTAAACCAAGCATTGACGAGGAATTTGATGATCTATTTCGTTAATAATTGTAAGCAAAAATAGTTTATGGCAAAATCAGTTAAAAATTCACTAAACCAAAGCGTAGCGGGAGCAATTAGAGGTACTTTTAATTTAGAGAGGTTTATTGAATCTAAAAATTTATCGAGTACTTCGATAAAAATGAAAAACCAAGAGTGGATTCCTCTATCCAAGGCTTTTCAAGACTGCCTCTCTATACCTGGTATTCCAGTCGGTCATATTACGTTACTACGAGGACATTCTGATACAGGCAAGACTACAGCTCTTCTTGAAGCATCAGTTAGTGCACAGAAGTTAGGTATCTTGCCTGTATTCATTATTACTGAGATGAAATGGAACTGGGAGCATGCCAAGCAAATGGGGCTTGTATTCGAAGAAGTACCTAATGACGAGGGAGAGGTAGCCGACTATAAAGGATTCTTTATTTATGTAGATAGGGAAAGGCTCAATACTATTGAAGACGTGGCTGCGTTCATTGCCGATCTTCTTGATGAACAGAAGAAAGGTAACCTTCCTTACGATCTACTATTCCTTTGGGATTCTGTAGGATCTATTCCTTGCCGTCTATCTGTTGAATCTAATAAGAACAACAACGAATGGAATGCAGGTGCAATGTCCCAGCAGTTTGGCAACTTTATTAACCAGAAGATTGTTTTATCCCGTAAGCAGAGTCAACCTTATACGAATACTATGCTTGCTGTAAATAAGATCTGGGTAGCTAAACCGGAGAATATTATGGCCCAGCCCAAGATGAAGAATAAGGGCGGAGATACTATGTACTTCGATGCTTCCTTGATTATCACTTTCGGCAATGTAACTAATTCTGGAACTAATAAAATCAAGGCTACCAAGAACGGAAAGGATGTAGAGTTTGCAAAGCGTACTAAAGTAAGTTGCGATAAGAATCACGTTAACGATGTTACTTCTACCGGAAGGGTTATTATGACTGCACACGGTTTTATTGACGATACTAAGCCGGCAATTGATGCCTATAAGAAGCAGTACTCTAAAGATTGGTTAAAGACTCTTGGATCTACCGATTTCGATGTAGTTATCGAAACCGACGAAGATAATAAAAATGTCTTTGATCCTACTGAGGAATAAACTATCTTCAAATAAAAGTTATGACCAGGATAAACGTAGGTATCCCTCCACGGGAACTGACCGATAAACATTTGATAGCAGAACATAGAGAGCTAAAGCGTATCCCAAACGTTGTAGCTAAGGGTAGGTGTAATCTAAACAATATACCTGCTCGCTTTTCACTCGGTAAGGGTCATGTATCTTTCTTTTACGACAAGTTAGGTTATTTAAAAGAGAGGTACATCGACCTTTACAACGAGTGTATTGCACGTGGATTCAATGTTCGGAGCTATTTAGTATCGTGGGATAGTGTACCTACAGAATTAATGAATAGTTATACTCCAACAGAGGAGGACGTTCGAATAATCCGCGAAAGGATAGCCGATAGATTAGCTAATCCAATTGCTAAACAGAAAAAAGATGGACTACAGGGCAATGTTCGAGCAGATGGAGAAGAAAGAACCAGTAGAATTGCACAAGAACAGCAGAGTACTAATTGTTGACTCTCTAAATACTTTCCTTCGCAGCTTTACAGCCATTAGCCATATTAATCCAAGCGGGGCACACATTGGTGGTTTAGGCGGTTTTCTAAAGTCTATAGGAGCTGTTATACGGCAATTGCAACCTACTAGGGTTATTTTAGTTTTCGACGGTCAAGGAGGATCTACGAACAAGAGGTATCTGTATCCAGATTATAAAGCTAACAGGCATATAACTAAAATTTCAAACTGGGATGCATTCGATAATCAAGAAGAAGAATCAGAATCAATAACGGCTCAGATCGTGCGTCTGATTGATTATCTCAAGTGTCTCCCGGTTGATTTAGTTGTCATAGATAAAGTAGAAGCCGACGACGTTATAGGGTATCTGACAAAGCAATTTACCGAGCAAGTATACATTTTATCTACCGATCAAGATTATTTACAGCTTGTAAACGATAGGGTTTTCGTCTTTTCTCCGATTAAAAAAATTATCTACAATCCAGCAACTGTTATAAAAGAGTATGAGATTCCGCCTCACAACTTTCTTACCCATAAAATCATAGTAGGAGACAAGGGAGATAACGTACCCGGGGTGAAAGGTATTGCAGCAAAGACGCTTGTAAAGTTATTTCCATCTATTGCTACTCAAGAAAGAGTTACTCTAAAGACTTTGATTAAAGAGTCTGAAGGAAAAGACAAGAGGTATGCCGATGTATACAACTTCAGAAGTCAGCTTGAAATTAACGAGAAGTTAATGGATCTAGCTAATCCTAATATACCGGAAGCTGATAAAGAGTTATTGAATCATATCGTAGCCAATCACAATAACGAGTTTAACCCCGAAGGTTTCGTTAAGTTATACAACGAAGACCAGTTAGGTAAGACAATGACGAGTCCACACTTATGGTTAAGTGAAATATTTTCAAAATTAACTAAGTTCGAGTTGAAAGATTGAGTATGGTAATTTTAAATTAGTTGATATTTATTATAAATTAATAGATATGAATTACCGAAAACTCTGGGAAAAGTATTATGGTCCGATTCCAGTAGATGAGCAGGGTAGAAAATATGAGATACATCACGTAGACGGAAATAGAAAAAATAATTCTATAGAGAACCTTAAGTGTGTTTCTATAGAGGAACACTACAGGATACATCAAGAACAGGGAGATGGAATTGCATGTCACGCAATCAAGCTTAGGATGCAAGGAAAACCCTTAAAGGGGTGGCGTCATTCTGAAAAGATGAAGCAAAAATTTAGTAAAGATAGGAAAGGAAAGAAAAGATCTTTTGAAACTACCGAAAAAATTAGACTTGCTAAAACTGGAATGAAATTGCCTGCAAAAGTTAAAGACAAAATAAGTGCAGCACATAAGATTCCTATTATGCATAAAGAATCTAGAGTTGTTTTTGAATCAGGAAAACTTGCAGCAAAAGTACTAGGAGTAACTCCAGGAACTATTGTACATCGAATAAAAAAAGGAGAGTTCATTTACATTACAGAACAGGAATACCAAAAAGGGAAAAAACATAAAACTTTTTTACAAATAGAAAAGTACAGTACTCATAGAAAAAAAGTACGGCATGAAGCGACTGGCCAAGTATTTAAGTCTGTAGCAGATGCAGCAAAAGTTTTTAACATATCCCCGAGTAATATGAATTATTACATAAGAAAAAAAGTTTTTAGTTATATATAAAAATCGTATATTAGGTTATGGTTCTAAATCAACTACAGCAATATGGTGTAAGCTTTCAAATAAAAGTTCTCTCAAGCTTACTTAAGCATAGAGAATTCTTACAGAGCATATACGATATTCTCGAAGAAGACTACTTTGATAATCCAGCCCACAAATGGATTGTAGAAGAGATCTTAAAATATCACTATAAGTACCATACTACACCTACCCTTGATGTACTTCAAGTAGAGGTTAAGAAAATAGAAAATGAAGTACTAAGAGTTTCAGTTATTGAGCAGTTAAAAGAAGCCTATAAAGCATCTAACGAAGATAGAGATTTCGTTGAACAAGAGTTTTCCAACTTTTGTAAGAACCAGCAGTTAAAAAAAGCTCTACTATCCTCTGTCGAGCTACTTGAAAAAGGGCAGTACGACGATATTCGTTACCTTATCGATACTGCATTGAAAGCAGGCCAAGATAAAAACATCGGTCACGAGTATGAAAAGGATGCCGAGACCCGTTATCGAATGGAAGAGAGGGGACCACAGGCTACACCTTGGGAGCATATTAACGAATTACTGCAAGGAGGGTTAGGTTCAGGCGATTTAGGTATTGTCTTTGGTAATCCAGGCGGGGGTAAGAGCTGGATGCTTGTAGCATTAGGTGCAACCATTGTTGCAGGAGGAGGTACCGTAGCCCACTATACCCTCGAACTCTCAGAAACGTATATGGGTAAGAGATACGACTCTATCTTTACCGGTATCAGGATTCAAGACCTGGGTAAACATAGAAGTGAGGTAGATGAAGCAGTAAGTAAACTACCCGGTAAGCTTATTATCAAAGAATTCTCAATGGGTAAAGCATCTATATCTACCATTGAGAGCCATGTTCAGAAAATAACCGACCTCGGACATAGACCAGACCTTATTATCATCGACTACGTCGACCTACTCAAGTCAAAGAGAAAGTCTACTGACAGGAAAGACGAGATAGATGATATTTATATCTCCACTAAGGCCCTAGCCCGTGATCTCAAGATACCAATTTGGACTGTATCACAGGTAAATAGAGCTGGTGCAAAGGACGACGTTATCGAAGGCGATAAAGCAGCCGGATCTTACAACAAGATTATGATTGCAGACTTTGCGATGTCGTTATCAAGGAAGAGGTTAGATAAAGTTAATGGTACAGGTAGGGCACATATTATGAAAAATCGTTATGGAGGTGATGGTATGACTTATCCTGTAAAAATCAATACCGAAAACGGTAATATTGAAATCTTAGCACGTGAAATGAGTGAGGATGAATTCGTTCAAGAGAGCGCTCCAGTACCGGGCAGACCTGTAACTGGATTCAGTACGGAAGAAAAAAATTTTTTACAGCAAAGGTTTTTTGAATTAGGGAAATAAGCTATTTATTAGTACAAAAGTTATTAGATATGAGCATTGCTGAACTATACGTCGAAAAGAGAACCCCACTTGCCCCTCCCGCTAATCAAACTACCTACGATCAGTTTGTATTTAATATGGAGCGTAACGGCACTAACGACCTAGTTGAAAGGGATAAGGTCGATCCTACTTTTCGTCCCCCGCAAGCATCTAATGGCTACCTAGCCCAAAAGTTTCAAAGCGGGCTAAATTCGAACCTATCGCAGTAATTTAACTAATAGGTTATATATTTAGCGGAAATCGTAAGATTCCGGATGAAAAACCTATCTTTAAAACTATAAAAACTAAACGAAAATGGACATTTCGCAGGGCATTCTAAGTGACATCACGGTTTACATGAA